CCGAGCTGAAAAATTCAATCTGTGATCCGTTTGCAAAGTTATATTTGAAATCCGTTGCGTTCCATCGATCATCAAACCATCGGCCCGTTTCAAACATGATTTTTTTGAAATCCTTCATTGCTCCCCGTTTCAAATGCGGAATAGATTCCGCCACAACCGATATTTCAGAAAACGCCGATTTCGCGGCGATGTCGATCAATATCGGAATGATGGCATACGTTTTCCCGGCCGACGTTCCGCCCTGGACGCCACGGACAAATCGTTTCAATTTCAAAATCTTGTTGATCGCCGTTGTTCGTACAAATGGCATTTAAAAAACAATTTTGAAAATACAATACCAAAATGAAACACCGGTAATCAACCAAATGGAAAATCCCAAAACTTTGTATTTATCGATTCTCATGTGATCAATTTTCCGGGAACAAAGGTTGTTCGATTTTTAAATCGGTTTGCGTCTTTTCGACAAGGTTGTTCAAACGTTGCGTGATCGACGGATTGTAAATGCCGGCCATGCCGCCACCGATTTGATCTTCCCGAATCACGCGCTTTATACGCGCGCAGACGTCCGAATACGCTTCATACGCGCCGCCGGTATTCCCGAAATAATCGTCCGTGTCTTTTATGATTCCTTTCGAAAAAACATAATTGGAAAACCCTTCGTATGTCAACGGCTTTTCTTTTGGTCGTTCGACTTGCATAGCCATTCCGCCGACCCAATCCCGAACCATGAACGGATTTGATTTGATCTTTGCTTGATATTCTTCAAACAATGTCCACATCATTTCCGGCGATTCGATGTATTTTTTTTTGACCAATGGCGTTTTATTCGCTTTTGGTGCCGGTTGTTTTTTTACTTGCTTTGCCATCTAATTTGCTTTTGTTTTCAAACACGAATCGGATTAATTCGTTCACGCATGGTTGACATCCACGAAAAGAAAATTCCGATGTTGGATCGATAATTTTTGACAATCTTTCGAACTCTAACAATTCGGGTTCCGATGGATGAACGTCGACACCGGCGACGATGCGATCGTAAAGGAATGTTTGTGATAATACGTCCATTTGTTTTATTTTTTTAAGTTTTACAAATCCATGTGTTTTTTTATTTCGATCCTGGCTTTTTTTATCGTTTTACAAATGCCCGAAAATTCGATGCCGGTAATGGCTTCAATCTTTCGGTATGATCCATGCTCCGCGTAAAGTTCCAACATTTTGGCATCGTACCAATAAATTTTTTCCAACGGGATGTTAATCGTTTCCGGTGTAGGTTCATCCGCCATGTCTGAAAACGATTCTGACGACGTTTCCTTGCCTTGTAATTTCCGGAATGAACTTCGTTCCCAACGAACCATATTGACAAGCATTTTGGCGACGTATGCGGTGAATTTGCCCCGTTGGTATAAATCCAGGATGTCGGCTTCGGGTTTCAATAACAATTCCGTGAACACATGTTGTTTGACGTCGTCGCGAATTTCCGCCGGTTGAATCCTGGCCAGGCATTCCCGAAGATCATCCGATCGGTAAAGTTGTTCAATGATTTCTTTTGCGTTCACTTTATAAAATTACGGGTTTTTGTTGTTTGTCTTTTATGGGATGCGCAGCGTTAGCGTAGCGCATTCCCTATAAATATTTTATTTATAGTTATATCAAGTTGATAGTTCTGAAATAGTTTTGTTATAACTATGTTATCAATCAATTGATTTTCAATTTTTAACATAGTATGAATTTTTGATATATTGTTGATTTTTGACATATTATAAAAATTCATAATGTTTCACATTGTTTTTTGTAAATTGTTGATTTTCAACAGATTAATTTTTTTCATCAATTTTTCGGTGTTAATAACAAAAAATAACAAACGGATAACAAAGTTATAACAAAACGTATCTAATCAATCGCTTGATATTGACGCGTTAAAGTATTGAAACTGAACGATGTAAACCCAACCTTGCCCAACCACCACCAACGAATTTTCTGCACATAGGCCGTAACAACGTTGGTTTCAAAATCTCGATAGATTGTCAACCCGTTATCTGTTTTGTTGAAAAAATTTGCTGATCCGCTGATTGAATACATTGTCGGAACTTCATATTTTCCGGTTGATTTGTCCTTTTGTAATTTGGTCGGATGGGCAATCAAAAAAATATGAATTCCCAATTTCCTGGCTGCCATCCGGATTTTTGAAAGTACATCTGAAATGTATTGCGTTTCCGTTTGGCCATTTGGAACTTTGTGTTCGATGTAATTCCAGGGATCAATTAATAATCCTTTGATTCCTTTACGCAATACCAATTCGGCGGTTTTTGCCAATATCCCATCGATGGTGATGTCCGCCTCCATTGTATTGATAAAAAAGAAATTATCATTCAGATAATCCATAACCATTTCAAGTTCAAATTTTGAAATGCCCATCGATGTTTTATTGAATGGTTTTTCGGATAACTTTTCAATCAATTTTGTTGCATGAAAAACCGGCGGTGAATTTTCAAATGAACAGATCGCCCATTTCCAACCATGATTGATTGATGTTTTAGACATCAACCAATCTGTAAACTCTGACTTGCCGGATCCTGGAATCCCGGTTATGGTTGTGAAATCCCCAGGCATGAATGAAATCAATTCATCCAATGTCGGGATGCCGACCTTTGCGCCTTTCGGATACCCATTTTCATACAGATCAAGTAATTCCGTTTCCAGGGTTTCCTTTTCAACAATGCCTTTGATTGGAAACGGGATTGCATTTTGAACCATTGCTTTAACGGCATCCCTTCCATGTTTTATTAGTACATCATTGGCATCTTTGCAATCGTTTGGATATTGTATGAATGAACATTTTTCAATTCCGAATCGCCTGGACAATTCATCCTTTAAATTTTGCCCCACTTCATCGTTGTCCGTTGCAATGATAATTTGTTTTTTGTCGATAAAATATTCCGCGCAATTATCCAGGTATGGCAACTTCATCACACCCTTTGGCGTTGTTCCATTGGGAACGCTTACAACATTGTAAATGCCGGATTCATACATCGACATTGCATCTATTTCGCCCTCAACAATGATGGCGGTTTCTGTGTCTTTGATTGCATCCAGGTTGTAAAATATCAACTCGGCATCCTTTGCCAATTTGAAATCTTTTCCTGGGCCGCGGAACTTGATGTTGATTAATTCATCGTTTCGGTAGTAATTGAAACAAACAACATTGGTTTCCTTTTGCGCTTTCGGCATCCATTCAAACGATTGTGAAATCTTGAAACGCAACAACGTATTGTTTGAAATTCCGCGATCCTCAAAGTATTTGATGAATTGTGGATGTATCTTTTCCAATCGTTGGATGGGCCGGATGTATTCCTTTGAATCCTTTTCCAATTGGAAATTGTAATATTTGGCCACATGTTCAACGGCATCATTGAAATTGCAATTCGTATGTTTCATGACAAATGAAAAGACATCGCCGGATTCGCCACATCCAAAACATTTGTAAAAATTGCCATTCACCGGGATTTTAAACGATGGCGTTTTTTCGTTGTGGAATGGACAATTCCCGACATAATCCGAACCGGATTTTTTTAACTTGACAAATGATCCAACGATATCGGAAACCTTTGCAATTGCTTTCAATTGCATGATTGATTCATGGTTGATCATAAAATCATTTTAGGTTGTTCGGGTTTCTGTTTCCATCTCTTTTCCATTCCGATTTTGCCGGCCTTCGACCTGGATGATTTCAATTCCTTGTATTGATTCATTGAACGAATCAAACGATCGGAAAAAAACGTTTCATCCTCAATCACGAACAAATCATAATTGCGAATAACGGCCTCAACCTTTTCCTTTGAACAATTGATTGAAAATGCAATATCATCGATTGATTCAATTGGCAATTTGTTTCCAGGTGCATCGCGTAACATTTCAATCAACGCCCAATAAATACCATATCCTTCCATTCCTAATTGGCGGCGCAACTTGATGATTTTAACATCGTTTCGCGCGTTGCTATCATGCGAAAAATAAAATGATTCCTTCATAAAAATAAAAAACCCAAAGGAATGGAACCGGTGAAAGCAATCTTTTCAGATTGGCGGCTCCGCCCCTTTGGGCGTTAATAAGTTTTACATTGTCATGCTTTCACCTATGACATTACAAAAGTACGATTTTATCGTACAACTCAAAAAATTGTTCCGGTGTTCCAATGAATTCATAAATGCCACCGGCTTTGCGTTCCCGGATCTGTTCAGACAATTGATCCGAGCGCGGTTTGTCTTTTCCGACTTTGATTTCAATCATAATGGAACGCCCGTTAATCGTTGCGGATATGTCCGCCGTTCCCTTCCTGGTTGATGATGGGATCCATTTTTTAACGCCGATTTTTGCCCCGGATGGTTGTTTCTCAACTCCATCAACCAAACGGCCCGAAACGTTGATCCTGGTTGCCCGGTGTCCTTTCCATGAAAGGAAATTGCAAATGAATGATGTTAAACCATTGGCGGCATCAACTTTCGGAACTTTTGGTTCCAAGTAAAAACCATCATTGAATGCGTTGGGATATTGAATCTTGAACCATTCCAGGTGCGCTGCCATGTACCTGGGATGATCATTCTTTTTTGCCATGTTGTTTATTTTGTTTTAAAAATATGGGCCAACGTAGAAACGCCGGCCCGTTCACAATTAAAAACAAAAATTAATCTTCTTTATTCAATA